GTACCTTTGCAGCAGATATCGGGATTTAGCGCAGTTGGTAGCGCACGTCGTTCGGGACGATGAGGTCGCTGGTTCGAGTCCAGTAATCCCGACGAAAAGCCGTCAGATGTGCCGTAAACACTGAGGATTTGCCTTGGTCGTGGTCAAAATGGTCGGCGAAATTTCGGTTTCTTTCCTTTACATATTAATATTAATAGGCTGTATCTGAAAAATTAAAGATATGGCAAAAAAAAATTATGCTCCAAATTCTAATGACACAATTCTTTCCAGTGTCATTGGCTGGAAACCTCCAGTTTTGCACCAGAAATCAGAATGTTATATCTCATTCTCTGCGTTTGACCCTCAACTCAACAGAATGAGGATGAAGAAAATCATGCTTGACCATATCAAGGGCAAGCGGAACCAACGTGTCTATGCCGACCAGGTTATTAAAAAACTCACCGAGAAACTTATGGCAGGATGGAATCCTTGGATTGAGGAGCTGCAGCCTCTAGAATATACGAAGTGGGACAACGTTCTCGAGAAATATAAGGCTTATCTAACAAAAATGTGCAATGAGGGAAGTATGCGTGAGGAGACTTTAGTTGACTACAGCAGCCGTGTCCGTATCCTGGAAAAATGGAAGAAAGAAAAAAACATAACTCTCAATTTTTCTTATCAATGGGACAAAAGTAATGTGAGTAAGTTTCTGGACTACATTTTCATCGACAGGAATAATACAGTATTGACTCGCAACAACTATCTTGCCTGGACTAAGAGTTTCTCCGCTTATCTGTTGGCTCGAGGCTATATACCCAAGAACCCAACAGAAGGACTGGAACGTATCAAGAACAGGCAGAAGAAAAGCAGAGATGTCATACCTGACTGCACCATGCAGCTCATCAGAGATTATCTGATGGAGCACAACAGGCACTATCTGCTTGCGTGTGAAATTATCCACTACCTCTTCATCCGCCCTAGAGAGATGTCCTATCTCAGAATCTGCGATATCCACGTCAAGACTCAGACTATCAGTCTGCATGGTGAGAACACGAAGAACGGCAATGATGCCGTGATTACGTTGCCGACTCATGTCATCAAGCTGATGATGGATCTCAACATCTTCTCTCACCCAGGGCAGGACTATCTCTTCTCTGACGGGTTCTGCCCAGGACCTGAAAGAAAGAACGAGAAAATGTTCAGGGACTACTGGACCAGAGTTCTGAGAAAGGAACTGAAGCTCTCTCCCCGCATCAAGTTTTATAGCTTGAAAGACACAGGCATCACCAATATGCTGCGGGCCAATGCCGATGTCTTGTCGGTCAGAGACCAGGCGAGACACTCGTCCATTCTCATCACAGACATCTATACGCCAAAGGATATACAGAAGGCGAATGAGTATATCAAGAACTATCAGGGTATCCTATAATATAATAAGGTGGGGAGCAGTAGCCCTCCACCTTATTATATATATTATGACTGCATGTAAAAATAGCCTGTGTAAACTGGCTCGATGGCATCGTCCTTGACTTCCATCTCTATCTTCTCGCACACAAATCTCTTGTTGCGGATGATGTATATCTTGGATGGGTCCGGTATGACATCTGACTTGAACTTGACTTCAATGCAATTTCGATTATCAATTTTGATAACTGAATTATGGAACTTACCAAGTGATATGACACCTGTATTGGTAGAATTCAAAGACAGAGAGAATAATTTTGTGTCCCCTATAGAACTAACTCCTGCATACTGATAATCAGTATTAATGCGGTAATCGGTTATAAACATAGGCCACCTCGACTTATTTCCAACCCAAGAAATATGGCCATATGGCTTGTCATACGCCTGCACTTTGCCTGGCAGAATGAAGAAAACACTCATGACCTCCTCTTCATCTTCGCTTTCTTCCATGCTTGACTCATCATCTATGGCATCCTGTACGGATATGTAGCTATATCCGTCATCATCAACATCGCACTCCTTGGAATCCGCTTCCTTGTCATTAGGTATTGACAACAGGCAACGCTTCTCGTAGTAATTATCTTCCCCTAATAATCCTGTCTTGAAATTGATATCTTCTACAACTTGCGCTGCTGGAGAGATGCAGAGATCAACGTAATCATCGGAGTTCTGGTCTCTGATAAGCGGTGACCAGTAACCTGCCAACTGCCAGGTCTTGGTATTGTCCTCCTCTACATATATGTAATAGCTGTAGAAGTGCTCGATGATGGTCTGTCTCTTCTTCTTCTCGCTCCATCCCTGTGTTGTCAAGGCGAACTGGTTGCTCTCGCCAAAATAATCTACGCTTTTGACAATATTGAAGTTTCTGAACACCTTCTTGGAGATGCTCTCATAGCTACCTCTATTGACTGAATCATCTAGCTTATACTCCAGGTTAGCGGTTGATGAAGTACTGAAAGAACCGTCCTCGTCATAGTCTGCCGAATATTCATCCAGTGGTTCTATCTCAATTGAATCTACAGAACTCAACTCTGAGGAACTGATGACGCAGCAGGTCTTCTCGGCTTCATCGAAGTAGATGGAGGCATTGAAGAATTTCCGGAATTCTTCAATGAATGTATAAGATGACCAATGTGGAAGCGCCCTGCGCAGTTCACGAGTCTTGTAGGCCGAAGCTATATATAGCTGGTTCCACGGCTTGCAGTCGAAGTCGTTGCGCTTGAGAGTGTATCCTTCATATTCTACCACTTTGCGGAAGATATACATCAAGCTTGGCTGAACTGCCAGGTTCATGATAAATGGTGCATTGTAGCCGATGAACTGCTTTGTTTTATCCACCCCAACAAAATTTGCGATTAGGTCGTTCGTTTCGTCTCTTACTGGCATGAAACACCATCTACCTTCCGCTCCCAGGAACTCCGAATGATTTTCATTCAGCCTGTAGATGTCTTTAATCTTCAGCTGGTTTTTAAATCCCTGAGAAAAACCTTTATCAATAGTATAACCAGGTTTATCAGCTGTGCCGAATGGAATCTCATCGATGTAGTGCTTTGTCATGCGGTCATTGAATTTGATGCGTGACTTGCCTCCGACTATCTGCAGTTTGATCTCTTTTTCATTCACGGAGAGTATGGTACCCACACCGCTCATGATGAGCTGGCTGTTACAGTAGAGCTTGCAGTCATCGTATTTTGCGATGCTCTTCTTGACCTCCAAGCGTGAGACATTTTTGAAAATGACACGGTTCTCCAGGATATTCATGGGGAAGGTGATGTCATAGGTGTACTCACCATCATCGGTGACATATTGATTTGCGTATGTCACCTTGATGGATGATGTAGAAATGGGATAGGCCTTATGGCCATTGATGATGCATGTTATCATATTCCACTACTTATTGTTTAAAATGCGCTGATAATCCTGCAGTCTGCGGTGCAGACCTCTACGTCCAGATATCGGAACCTCGACCTCAATGCCATCGTCAAGAGTCTGTGTCAGACGGTTGACGGCTGCATTAACTCCATCGAGGGACTGGCGTACCTCGGTGTTATCATTGTTGACATTGACAACAGGAGCCACCACAGTACTGCTACCTTGTCCCAGAGAACGTGTTATGTCAGCAGCTGTCAGCGAGCCAACAGTGTTGGAGCGCTGTGCCCTATCGATGAGGTCAAGAGCAGGACGGATGGAAGAGTTGTTGACGGCATTGTGATTAGCCACGAACTCGCCTTCATGCACAACTCCAGCCTCCTTCCGGTAGCGGTTGCCTCCGGTAAAACCACCTTCGTAGTACCCTGCTGCCTCTGCCTGGTGCTGCTTTTTGATGGTAGCAATCTGCAGCATACCTGCTGCGGTTGCCATGCCGGCTGCGATAGGTGCCATAACCCAACCTGTGACAGGAATGCTAGCTGCTGAAGAGTAGGCGTTGATGGCAGCCATAGCGGTTGATGCGATTGCTTGAGCAATCTCAATCTTCATGGACTTTCTGTTTGCTTTAGACTTGGCTGCGGCTAACTCTTTGTCTCGCTTCTCCTCCAACTTTTTCTTTTTCTTCGAATTGTTGCCAGCTGCAGCAATCTGCTTTTCGTAGTTCTTGGAGATTTTCGCCTGCTCGAGGTCAGAGCATGCCTGAGCGTATGCCGACGCAGAAGAAAGAATGTTGTTGATGCCGTTGTATGCGGCAGAGGTCTGCTGCACCATGTTGTCGAGGAAGTTGGTAGTCACCTGCGCTTTTGCCTGCATGTATGCAGCATGGTTCTGCTTGTCGTTGCCATACAACTCCTTCAGTTTCTCCATGGTGTTTTGATAGTTCTCAACTTGTGAGGAGAAGTATCCACCCAGAGTTGCATTGCCGGTCGACTGGGACTCCCCTGCTGCAGCCCTGGCGCTGTTGACCATCTCTGATGACTTATCATTAATCTTCAGCTGAGCACTACCAGCACCATGATCATCAGCATCTATCTGCGCTCTCTGTGCAGCGAACTGCTTTGTTATCTCCAGCTTCATGCGCTGATACTCCTCCTCCTTGATCAATCCCTGCTTGTAGAGATTGTCAAGGCCGTTGAGGTACATTGTTTCCTGAGCCTGCAGGTCTTGCTTTCCGAACTGCTGGCGGAGTTCACTCAGTTGGTTTTGGTATGACTCCTGCATCTGCAGCTGGTGGTCGAGCTCAGCCTGTTCCATCTCAGCCTTCAGATCCAGCCACTCCTCGCTGCCCTCTCTGTCTTTGTAGAGTGCAAGACGTTTTTTCATGGCTTCGACATCATTCTTATAAAGGGCTTCATTGAGAGCGGTATCATTCTGATAGATAGCTGAGCTGGCATCATTGTACTGAGCTTTGATGCTAGCCTCCTTCTGGAGGCGCTCACGCTCAATGGTCTGCTCATTCATCTTTTGAATGGCAGCATCATGCTGCTTGACAACATTGACCTGGTTGTCTAGTAACTGCTTGTACTCATTGCTCTCAGCTCCATACAACTGCTTCAGCTTTGCAAAACCCTTAATTTGGATGCTCTGTCTGTCGTCGATGAACTGCTGATAGGTTATCTTGCCTTCTGCATAGGCTTTGGCGTTGTTAGCCATTAACTCGTTTGTCTCAGCCTTGATGCTATCGGCTGCCTGCTTCTGCTTGCGCTTGGCTTCAGCCTGTCGCTTGCGTTCCTCGGCTGCAGCTGCCCTCTCTGCCTTGACACGAGCCTTGCGCTCTTTTTCAGTAGCTTGATGAGTGCCGGTTGATCTATGCTGTTTAATGATGGTACCATCATTGCCTTTGCCATTGTAGCCATTGTTGCGCCATGGTTCCGGATCATTAATTTCGAAGTGCTGGGACTCCAACTGTTTAATCTTATCGATGAGCTTCTGCTGGTATTGCCTCTCTCTCTCAATTTCATGGTTTACAGTCTCCCTGAACGCTTCTCTGTTATCTGATGCTAAGTTTAGCATCTTTGTCTTTCTATCTGCAAACGGATTTACACGCCCCCAGACTTTTGCCCAGAAACCACGCTTGTCGTTGTCTGCTTCGCTTAGCAAGTCTTCATTCTCTGCCTGTTTAGCTATTGACTCAGCCAGCTTCTTCTGCAAGCCATCGATGACGATCTTCTTCTTCATCATGTCGATGTACGCCTGAATCTGCCTTGTTGCCTGACCTGTGCGAACAGCCTCTTCAGTAATGTTGCCCAGGTGCTGACTCATCAGCTTGCCGTTGAGTTCCTCCAGTGCAGCCTTTCGATCGGACTCGGCACTGGTATTTGACTGGATAGCAGATACCAGGCGTATGATGGATGCCTCCTCTTCTGCTGTCTGCTTGTTGGCATCTGTCACGGCATCATTGTAGTCACGCTGCGCCTGCTCTGCGGTGCTCGTCTCTTTAGACAGGGTGACGATGGCGGCAGTCAGACCGGCAACGACAGCAATCACGGCTGTGATCGGGTTGGCCAACAATACCTTGTTCCACAACATCTGCGCTGCTGCGGTCAGTTTTATTTCACGTGTCAACGCCATCTGAACAATTTCCATGGTCTTGAGAGCAGATGTCTTGAGCCCTACAAGGACGAGATGCGCCTTCTCGCGCAGAATCATGATGTTGAGCCATGCCATCTGCGCCTTGTCTGCTATCAACTTTGCTTTAGAGACTGCTGTATAGGTGACGATGGCAGCTGTCAGCACAATTAATATGCGCCAATAATCTTTGACGAAATCAACGAGTGTGGAGAGTGCCCGAACTCCGAGACTGGCTGCAGATATGCAATATCTTGCAGCAGGGTAGAGTTTTTGGCCTAGCTCTATTGAGAGGTCGAGGAACTTCTTGCTCGCCTTGTCCAGTTGCGCCTGCACGTTTTCGTTTTGTGTCTCGAACTCATTGAGGACGGATGTGCCTTCGGAATATGCTTCGCTTGCCAGGTCCTGGGCAGTCTTGATGTCATCGAGCTTGTCTGCGAGGACGGTGAGGACACCTGTCGCTCTGGAACCATCCATCTTCATTTCCTCGAACATAGGTGCGAGGTCTGCGAATCCACCCTTGGCTCGCATGGCTGCCAGGAATTGGAGGAGTGCGCCGTTGGCGTCCTCCTTTAACGTCTTTGCGAATTCCTTGACATTTAGACCTGCAATCTGAGCGAACTTGGCTGAGTCCTGGAACATTTTTGCCAGAAGGTTCTGCACAGCTGTTGCCGCCGTCTCATCCTGCTGCATGTTCTGGTCAAGGACAGAAGCGAGTCCCATGATCTGAGCCTGTGTAAAGCCTGCCTGCTTGCCGACACCTGCCACACGGGCAGTGAAGTCAACGAGATAACCGGCAGAGGCAGAAGAATTCTGAGCCAGTTCGTTGACTGCAGAACCTGTCGCCAACATGGCACCTCGCAGACCTTTGGTCTTGTCTTCGCCGAACATCTGGGCGAGTTTACCGATTTGAGAGACTGCTTTATCGCCGAGGTCATCACCGAGTGCGACATTGATTTTATCCGCTCCATCAACAAACTCCTCAACTGCAGCAGTCGATGTGATGCCGAGTCTGCCGGCATCTTCTGCCAGCTGGTTGAGCTTCTGTCGAGGAGTTCGGGTGTCCATCTTCTTGAAGTCCTCGTTCATGCGCTCAACCTCCTCGGCTGCCTGACCGGTATATTTGCGGACGTTGGTCATCTCATCGTCCATCTTTGCATACTCCTCAACGCACTTCTTGACCGTGAAGGTGATGCCGGAGATGGCAGCGACGGCTCCTAGGGCAATGCCCTGCATACGGTTGAACCAGTCTGCAGAGCGCTTGATCCAGGACTCCTGGGCTACTCCTTCGGCTCTGACCGCCTGCAGTTCTGCCTTCAACTGCTTCGCCTTCAGCTCCATCTGCTTGAACTGCTCGGTACCACGCTGCATGCCCTTCATCTGTTGGTTGAGAGCCTTGATGGAGTACTCCAGGTCACGGATGGAGGAGGTTTTGAGGTTGGACATGGTGTTATTGACCAGCTGCATCTGCTGCTTGGTCTCCTTGATGTCCACATTTGTGCGGTCAATCTCCTTGTCATATTGCTGCATGAGGGTGACCACCTTCTGCTCACTCTGGCGGATGCGCTCCAGTTCTGCCTCTACCAGCTTCAGCTGCGAAGCTCGAGAGGCATACATGGTAGATGTCGGGTCGTAGTCAGCCATTTGACTACGTAGCTTGGAAGCTGTGAAGTTGAGGTCATTGAGTGACGCATGCTTTAGGTTTGACACTGTTGCGGTCATGCGTCTTGCTTCCTCATCAGCCTTGCGTGTTGCGCCCTTCAGTGCAAGCATCTGCTCCTTGACCTTTGAGAGTTGTGCATCCAGCTTGGCGAAGTCTGAAGGATCTGACGCTGCCTTCATCTGCCCCTTCAGATGTCTAGCAGCCTTCTCCAGCTGTCCGAGGCTTGCACTAGACAGGTTGTCGAGTGTCTCCTTGACGCTCATTGTCGAGTTTTTGAATTGCTTCATCTCTCGCTCTGCGGCCTTCAAATCCTTGGCGAGGGAAGCCCCTAAACGGGAATCGCCCGCCGAGAAGGCATCCTGTTTTGCCTTCTTCAGACGAGCGACTCTGTCCTCTAACTCTTTGAGTCGGTTCTTCGCCTCCTCAGAGTTGAGCTTGATGACTGTTGTATATACCTCTTGTCTTGCCATTATCGGGTGACTTGTATATAGCTGTTATATAAGATAGTGGAGTTGGGATTGAAATTGATCATCTTGATATTGTAGCCATCGGTTCCCCACTTCCACCAAAGAAATCGATGTTTGTAATTGCGAATTACAAGGCATTGCAAGCTGTCTCTCGCTCTATATGTAAGCATAGAGTCTGCAGTGTTTAGCTGTACGCTCAACCACTTGTCGCTATACTTGTATAGCGAATTCTCACGAAGCGTCTTGACAGAGCCTTCGGTGACTACCGATGTGCGCTGATCCGCCATTATCTGGTTGACCTTGATGTTGAGATCTTTCAGCATTTTCCGGTCTGCTGCAAACTCTTTGTACTCATCAGGAGGCATCATGATGACCTTCTGCGTCACGACCTTGACTGAGTCACGGATGGTGTCACGCTCAGCTGGAGCATACTGCAGCTGAAGTTTGTTGAGTTGTTCTTGTAGGTTCTGCTCCGCTCGTTGCTTTTTATACGCTCCGTAAAAGTCTTTGCCTAAGCTGAGCACCAGCAGAAATACGATGAAAAACCCTATTTCTCTATTTGATTTATAACTCATTGCCAATCTATTAAATGTCTGCGTATTCCGGAATAGCGTCGAAACCGGGGCACTCCTTGATGCGCTCCCATGGATCGACCACTCCATTGTGGTTCTTGTCAGGCGAGATGTCACGATGTCCCATAATCTTTGCATCAGGGTAGCGTTGTCGTAACTCCTTCAAGAGTTGACGAAGTCCAGCCTTCTGTTCTTCTGTTCGGTTGTCGATAGCCTTGCCTGTGCGGGATATTCCACCCATGTATGCAACGTTGACTGAATCGTAATTGTGCCCCTTGACTCCATTGGACGGCAGGTCTTCTGTCATGAGCTGCGTGTACTTGCCATCAGCGGTTACGACCCAGTGGTAGCCTGGATAATGCCAGCCTTTGTTTCTAAACTCCTTGAGCAAGGCATCGACAGACCATGACTGTCGGCTTGCTGTACAATGAACGAAAATTTTCTTAATCTTGCGTGCCATTTTTGTTGTTGAAATATTTATTGATAATGTCTTTAACTCTGGTGTCAAAAGTCAGTGCGAAACCAAAGACGGTTGCCACGTAAACCAGACTCTGCCCAAAGTACCACAAGACGTTAGACGTGACGTCGTGGGACATAAAAAAGCTGATGTACACGAGCACAATGCCAGCAAGCAGTACTATGCCAGCAGAGCTGTAGTGTATCCAATCCTTGGTATTTCTCTGCATATCTGTACCTTTTTTAAAACTGGCACAAAGGTACATATAATATAAGGAATATAAAAATACGGCAGAAAGGACTGTCACCTTCCTGCCGTATCTGATAACTATGAGATATCCCGGTCGAGTAACTCTCTGGCCATCTGCTTAGCCTGCTCTCGCCACTCCTGGAATACTTGGTACTCTGTCTCGTGTTCCTTGTTGCCATCACCATGGTTGCACAGGATGGCTTCGACATCGCCCTGACTGTACTTAGTACGAACAAGACCATTCACGAACTGGCGATAGCTTGCCGACTCAGCCTCAATTTTAGTGGAGCCGTCAATCTCTGTGCCCTCGTAGCAGTAGGCTGTCACTGTCTTACTATCGCCATCAGACTCCGACATGGTGGTGTCTGGGTGATAGTTTTCTACTTTCTGCTCACTCAGGAACAGAAGAAAATGCTTGCTGTCATATCTCAAGTATGACATACGGCAAAGATAAAATTTCTTGTGCATCTAGATAAACTTATAAAATTTCTTGCCAAACTTGTTGGTGAGTTCCGCTGCAACGGTGTAGAAGCCCTTGTCCAGCAGTTCCCACTCCTTGCGTGCCTGATCTACCAAGATATCTGAGCCAGTAAAGAGCCACCACGACTCTGGTTGCCACACCGGCTCCTCAATCTCTTCTCCATGCTCATCGAATTGTCCTGTCTTCCGGACATGATCGATGAAACGGAAGCGAATTGCGAGGCGGTCCTTTGGCACCTTCTTGGTGACTATGTGTTTGACGCCCTGGTCGTCAACTTCTTCAACCTGCTCCATCTTGAAGTCGACTCTCGACTTATCAATCTTGTAATCCTCTATGAGGATGAGGAACTTGTCATAGTCCTCAATGTTGTGGCACAGGATATCGCCTGGATGCTTCTTCTGTGCCAAACTCATGCCCTCGAAGGGTATCTCTCCCTTGCGAGCCTTCACAATCTGACCATACTTTTTCATACCGATTTTATTTAATAAGTTTTTTGTATCTGCGTGTTTGGCTAGGCCAAGCCTCGATGCTGCCTTGCGCCGGATCTGTTCATCGGTAAGACCACGTTTGCGCAATCTTGCCACCTGGGCACAGAGTGCCTGCTTGGTGCGCTTGCGCAAAAGGGCATGGTCGGCAAAGATCTTCTGTCCACAGAAGTCTATGCCGTCACATGTACGATGAATATTCCAACTTTTATTGATGCTCAGCTTCCAGTCTCTAGCCAAGTGCATGACTGCAAGCTCCGCCATAAGGCGCAAGAAGACCTTATCTTCATGCATGATGAAGATATTGTCCATGAATCTATAATAATGTTTGAGCCCTTCGCGGCAAAAACGGTCGAAGCGCTCATTGAGGGATTTTACCCCCCCACATTTAAAACGATAGCTTGCTGCTCCGAGCGGCATGTGAGGAGCATGTCTGTGACGTACCGAGCCTGCCAGTAGCCGTGTTTCTCGGGGTCTTGGAGTATGTCGAAACACCGCATGGCGAGATAGTCAAACCTCGCCAGAAACAGTTGCCCCAAAAGTTGTGTAAGCTTGACGCCCAGCACAATGCCATTGGCATAGCTGTCAACGACCTCGTCGATGAAAGCAAGCAGCTTGCGGTCCTTGATATACAACCTGTACTCTCTCTTGAGCAGATTATGCTCAATATTCTGGAAATAATGATGTATATCCATGGGCAAGCAATAGAATGTGTCTTGCTGTGGCGAGGTATAGATATCCTGCTTGATAATCTTGTAGAAGAAATGCGTGCCACGACCCTTGGTACCAGCTGGACTGTTGAAAGGAATCTTGGCTCTCAATTTATCCTCACTGGTGTGCATGGCTGCATGTTGGATGACATGATCACCAACAGGCAACTTGTTGACAATGCGGTACTTTGGTTTTTCTATGAGTTTGACTTCATAGTCTGAAGTATGCCATGTCTGATGTGTATAGGCGTCTAGCAGGGCTTGAAGATTTCTTTCAAACTCTGCCTCAAACGCTTGAACTGAGAGACGGGACTTCTTGTGCCGGGAAAAATCAAAAAATGCTTCACGAAAATTTTGCAAAGTCTCAACCGCCTGTGAAATGTTACCTAACCTCTTCACTTGCTTTAAAATTTTATGTATATAAAAAAAGGTCGGTGTCTGATAAATGTCGGTGTCTGTGTCTATTGTCTGCTTTTATGATGTCCTAACTTTCGACCGGATGACCCATTGTCATCATCTACTAGCTATTCTGCTAATGTGTATGTTTTGCCATGAGGCAAGGCCTGACTCCCGAAATCACTGCAGCTAAGCAAACTAACCTGCAGTATCTTGTTAAGTTGAGGGCCGCACCGTAGTTCACATTGTAATCCGAGACAGCATTGTTCACATTGAGCGTCGACAGACCGCATTGACCACCATTGTTAGCGTTGCCACCGCGAAGACACAGGCGAAAACCGGCGCAGGAATCACAGCCTGGTTTGAATACCGCCTGCAAAGGTACTGAAAAAAATCGGAATGAAAGAATGTCAAAGAGCAAAAATTCAAAAAAATCGACCGCCCAAGGGCGGTTGGGTATGCTCGCTACGCTCGCAGGGTGCTCAGGATTGCCCTTGGTTCCGCTGGGAAGCCTTGGCCAAACCTGCACACTCCTGCTCACGTCAGCACACCTCTGTCCACTCTAGGCCGCCTCGAAATACACTGGTTCCAATGACCACTCGGATGCTGCTTCGCAGAGGGCCGCACCGCAGTGCACATCGTAATCCGAGACAGCACGGTTCACATAGAGCGTCGACAGACCGCATAGACCACCAAAGTAAGCGTTGCCACCGCGAAGACACAGGCGAAAACCGGATGTAGCTCCTGACGTGTTCCAGAAATAGCAAGTCAAATAGGTTGACTCTGTAGCACCAATCTGCGTACAGAAGTTCTCGAGATGTTCCATCGACAATGTCTTGATCCATCCTTCACCACCGCCAGGTGACTTGCTCAACGCCTTCATGCCGGAAGGGTTGCCGATGTTCCAGGAACCGTATATTGACGGAGCCACGAGGTGTGTCATGGTCTTGTCACTGTTGACCTGACAGAACTCATCATCCATCATTCGCCAGAGATTGCCGAAGCCGTTCTTTAAGCCGAAGAAACATGGAATCTTGGCATTATAGACCGTTGTCCCTGCATCATTTTTAACAGCATAGGTCGCTTCTCCACATGAATCACCAAGTTCAATGCCTGCACTCATAGGTGCTACAGGTCTCCAGCCGTTGTAGCCACCCCAGTCTGGCATCTGCGTCAAGCCTGCACCGAGTCCTCCCTGGAAGAGACCATTGGCATCCTTGTTGGCATTGACGGCATCCTGATCGTAATGTGTACCGAAGATGACGCCGAAAAGAATTGCTACAATGGATGTATGTCGCATGGCTGTGCAGAGCCAGCCCTTGCCATTCTTGCGTGCTGCAGCTCTGAACTGCTCAGTAGTCAGATTAGTTGCTGGTCTACCCAGAAGCGTTTTATTTGTGCCATCATAAGACGAATTGTTGTCTCCACCACGATAGTCAGCTCCATTATTGATATAGCTCACAAGTCTGCCTGTGCTTCGCTCTATAGTGGCGAATCCTGCAGCAGAGAGACTGCCGATAGGAATCTCGTAATTAAACTCACCAGGAATTGGTTTGATGCCAATCTGCTCATAGTGCAATCCGCCAATATCCTTGATGACAACGTAGAATTTACGTCCCCATCCCCACTGATAGTGACCTTCGGTACCATCCAGCTTTGCTGGTTCACCAGTAGCATACTTGTAGTGATCCTTGCTGTCGAGCTTCCGACGGCTGTGGTCATTCTTGACCAGGTATGCGCCAAGCCCGAGGATGTATGGCAACTCCTTCAGCAATTCAAGAGAGCCAATGTATGATGCAGCCTTAGGCGTTGCGTTGGCGGTGTCCCACACTCTTCCGCACCAGGCATGCTGACCAACAGCAAGGTCAGCCTTGAGCGCATCCATACCGATGGTAGTGACATTGCCATTCTGGTCTGTCAGCAGCAGGCTCTGGTTGCTGTTGACGGTTGTGACTTTCGTCACAGAGTTGAATTTTTTACCTTCCATTTCCAGCTATTCTAATTTTGATTATTTTCTATATTATTATATACCCATATTGTGTGACCAAGCTCGTTCGTACCGATGAGTTCATACCACCCATAAATTTCTATGGTAGTCTCTCTAGTATGCACATAACTCATTTTTGCCGGCATGAATGTATCCTTTGTATGTTCGCCCTTAAGTACCGTTGGCATTGTATTGCGCGATATGATAGGATTGAAGACCACGATGCGCATGAATTCTCCATCTTTCAGGTGCGGTAGGACATAGGTACCCCAACCCATGATAAAAGAGCCATTGATGACACTAGTGCCATCAGTAACCGTATTCTCGTTGTATCTCAGTCTTCCGACAGAGACATCTCCAGAGACGCTGACATTCTGGAATGTTCCTCCCTTACAATCGAGATCGCCGTCCTTAGCTCTGAAGACTACATTGCCATCCTTATCCTTCATTTCGATGGTACGGACACCCAAGTTCTCCACCATCTGGTACTGGGCGAGGATGATGTGGGCTATGATGAGTTCGATAGACTGACCCAGTCGCCAATAATGGTTGTTCAGATCAGCTGCAGATCCCGGATAATTATCTGCAGTCTTGACGTGCGTCTTGATGCAGGAATAGCTATTGCCATTATATAAGACAACATCCTTCCACTCTTCACCTTCTCCACCCGCTTCGAATCTGTATCCATTGCTGCAGGTATTCCACAGCTGCGGACCTCGAAGGACGCTGCCCTTCTCACCCTTGACAGCCTTCCGGATAAAATTAATAGTTCTTGTTATTACTGTCATAGACTACTTGACTGATTGAATCGTTAATGCCACGCTGCTGTACCCGGCATGCTCACAGTCTGCCCTGGTCACAGCAAATGAACTCAGCTGGACAGTAGGCTTGCGTGCCGCCTCAGTATTGAGGACAACACCAGAACCTGACTTCAGCGTGAAATAGAACTTGCTACCGATAGCCTCAGACTTTCCCCTGACAATCAGTCTCGGAGTATAGGTCACTGTACCATTGCCTGACTCGTCCTCGCTGATAGACTCATCAGCCGGTGTCGGGTTGGGCTCGATGTCATACGGATCCGATGCATCGATGACAGTCTGGAAGTCGAAACCCAGCATATTATCCTTGCCCATGGCCTTGTCGTTGTACACTTCCACCATGAACTCCCTCGTGCAATCAACATCTGATGCCTTGACGGAGAGGATCTTGGCACTGGCTCCTGCAATCTGCTCCCAACCTGTGATGCTATTGACTGCTTTATACCATTTGTAATATAGTCCTGCTGTCAGAGTCTCGTTGCCCTGCGTGACTTTGGCTTCGAGCTGGCAGCTGTCATCCTTGCTACCCAGAACGAAGTTGTGCGTATCATTAGCCGGAGCCTTAATGGTCACACGATAGGCGACTCCTGTGTAAGGGCCAACGGGGATATCGTAGCTAGCCTGAATTTCATCTGTAGCCTCCTGCTGCCCAGAACGCTCTGTGATGGTACCGACCATCCTGATTGTAATGCCGCTATAATTGGAAACCTTAACCAGGTTGTTGCAGATTTTCAGTCCCCAATATAATTGCGAAGCACTTGGTCTGATAACTTCAAAGAGACCGTCAAACAGTCCTGTAGACTTGCCTGCAGAATTGAAAGGAATCTCCGTATCATTGAAGAAGTACTTCATGGAGATTGGTGTACTGATGCCCTCTGCTGTTCTCGATGAGATGACAACGAAGTACAGCTTCGGCTGCGTCTGCGAGAAATCCGGATAGACAGTCACGACATCCCCATTTCTCTGGTACTCCTGGTAGATATCTCCGTCAGGCGACTGGATTGACGGAGTAAATGTACCCATCTTTGGTATGAAGTTGATGGTTGTCGACTTACTTGCGCTACTCATTTTCTGCCTCCTCTCTCTGCTCTGTCATGATGAATCTGCTGTCTGTAGCTACAGGCAGCTTGTTGCACACTTTGCCTTCCTGCTCCATGCAGGCGGTCTTGCCATCCATAGCGATAGCGCCTATTCTGGACAGCGTCTCCTCGAACTCGATAGGTTCCCCAAGCTGTAGGATATCCTGACACCAGAGAATGAAATTGCCATCCTGCAGCTCAGTTCTGTCCTCGGTCAGCTGAAGCAACTCCACGACCTTGCGATTTGCCTTGATGTATCTTTCCATATATTATATTATAAATGATGATTAGTGAAAAATGAACGGATTGCCATCTGCGTCCACGAAGACCTTGCCGTCGGCATCCATAGCCAGAGCTAAAGGATCGAGGTCTTTAACTTCCAAAGCAAGGATAGCTCCCCTGTTCGGATCCAGCAGATCTGTAGGTACTCTCGGAGACATGCCATGTCCGACAAGGACAGCATTCTCAAAGTGTATCGAGTTATTCGGTGCCATCCACCAGAGGACCTGCAGTTCTCTTGTCGGGTTCGCAATTTCTCCGACATTGTCAGAGATGGTTGCCGCTGGGTGTACTACCTTCGTGTCGGGCAGAACCTCGTCGACCGTGTCGAGGATATCGTAATCGTAGAATGGTATCCTGCGGACGATATTGACAATTCTGTTCGGTGTAGCATCACTCAGATCTACGCTTGCCGGATTGCCATCAGCCGAGAATTTAGCCCTGCATCTGATGCAGATGCGCTTACCCATGAGCGAGCGGTCTAGAATAACCGATGTGCCATCTGCAGAAACTTTGATTTCGAGGTCATCTGCTGTAATGGCAGAGAACTGACCTCTATCACGGAGAATCTCCCAGATGAACAGCCTCTTCTCCTTAGCGCACTCCTCTGATCCGAGGCGCAGAGATGCATTGATGACCTGCTTGTCTGTATCACGAAGCGGATTATAGTATCGGTCACCACTCGAAAGCAGCAGCGTCGGCTTGTAGAGGGTCGCATTCTTGCAGTTGATGGAATAGTCCATCATAATTCTGTGGACCTTATTTGTTCGGCTGTCCAGGTACTTCGCCTTGAATCTGAGCAGAATCGGTTTTTGCGGCGCTGCGTTGACATACCAGAGCAGTTTGCCGGCATCATTGCCGGACGAGGTGATGACATGCTTCCTGGGTGTCGAAACCAACGCATTACCCTCCACACCATTCTCGACTCTGTACCAGGCGACATCTGTCAGTTCACTATTGACACGACCACTCTCGAGTATGTTATCTCTGTCGATTATACCAACGACCGGTTGCAAGGCGCATGGTGTCAACTCGTAATTAGGAGCATACTCATTCTGGTTGGCGTCATAAGTCTGTTCGAGCGGAACGCTGCCTGATATTGTCTTGGATGTGTTCACCTGCAGAGGCGTGTATTTGAAGTCTAATCTTTTGTATTTCATCTTATATGTTATTAAACACATTCCAGTGTGATGGAATCTTGGGCAACCTCATCGCCCAGACCATCACGAAGTGTAACTGTTGCCGTGAATCTAATCTTAGCCGGAACTCCCTCGCTGTCGATGGAGAGGTCTGACTGGGTCAGGACGATAGCCTTGCCTGCCTTGGAACCGACTTCGAGTGACCAGATATTGTCACTTGTGACTCTCTGCTCACCAGCCCTGTTCTCCGTGTATCTGGTCCAGGCTACATCGCTGTCGAGGATATCTGATGTGATATCCTGTCCGTAGAGCGATGCGACGACTGTCAGCGGAGCTCGGAAGTTGTCGAAATCATAGAGCGTCTCGTCTTCGAGGAAATCGATGGTGAATGCTGGATTGCCCTCTATCATCGCCCAATCGGTATTATTCCACCTTGGTGCGGTATGGGTACCAGTCTTCTGGCATCGCCACTTGCACCCGGTATACCAGACATCGGAAGTCTCGTATTTGCCAGTTTCTGGATTGAGAGCTGAGCAGAAATAGTCTGCCGCCTCTGACCATGGTCCCCGGTCAACATAATCGACAACCGGTTTGCCATGGTAGTCTATCTGTATGATGTCTTGTGTGATGATGCCAGCGGCATATAGGTAGTCTCTGCCCTTGACGATAGGAAGGTCGAGCGACTTGACGAATTCAGGCATGTCGCCGAAGACCATGCCGTAGTTGTAATTCTCTAGTATCGGCTTGGTGACGCCCGTCAGCTTGACGATGCGCCCCTCGGAACTGGAGATGTAGAAACAGCTCTGCAGCGACTCATCGGTCTGGTTGCCATAACGGGCGATATTCATGAGCTCACATGGCGGAAAGTTCTTTCCTGCCGGAACTTCGGCATCAGGATAGAGGGTGACCTCGATGTAATTCTTAACCGCGTTGACGCTGTTGACTCTCATCCACGAAGTGTAGTAATCAGCCGAGGTGCCGGAATTGGCTGCCGAGGCGATGTTGTTGACCACGCCCTTGATGACGTTGCCCACATGCTGAGCCGTGAAGTATCCACTATACTTGGAGCGGAGGTGTAAGCCATAGCAATCATCGCCCAGACTGTCAACGCTCTCGATAGTGTCGCTTTCGGTGAAGAAAGTGTCACCCTCCTGCGCTGACAGGCGGTTGACAATCAGTTCCATGACCCGCATGTATGTGCGGACGGTGATGCTCTCAACCTCTGCGTTGCCATTGGCATCGACCTGCGCGCCCTTGCCGTTGTACAGCCCGGAGACGAAGTCACCGAACTGTGCACCCGCCTTGAGCTGCGCCATCTGCTCGGAGATGAGTCCACGCAGGAAGGTAATCATGCCCTCGGCTGCATCGTCATGCTTGCGGCTGAGGAAGGCATCGGAGGTCTCGTCGGCACAGAAATGCAGCAGCGAGAGGAAGGCGTTGCCGATGCGGTTAGCCGTGTTGGCCTGCAGGCGACGCTCGTCTCTGATGCCCTCAAAAAGGGTCTGAAGTGCACTCTTGTCTAGTTTATCTGCCATTTTTTCTTTTTTGTTTGCAAAGATAATATGCCGATGGAATCGGTAAAAATACGCTCCCTAGAGGTAGCGCGCTGCACCGATGCCCTTGAAGATCTCTGTGAGGGCAGATGCCATCAGACCATTGTACCGGTCGCCGTAGAAGGTCGCCTCATGCTCGTTGAGCTTCATGACAGAAGAGTAGTACTTCTGCGAGAACCAGTCACGTCTGCCTTTAGGTTCGCCACCGGCGACACGACCGCCCCAGGCAGGGCCCACCTTCTTCGGTTTCTCGAGATTGTTGTCACGACGGTATTCTTCGCCCAAGAAGTTGAGGTCGCCGTTGTTGATGCGGTGGACTTTCTCGCCACCCTGTGCCTCGGTCCACTTGTACCACTCATGTGCCGGTCCTACTCCTGCAGCTACATAGATACCATACTGCAGGAAGTTGTGCTCAATTGTTGTCACAGACCCCTGCTCCAGGTGCGCCTTGATGGAAGCGTAGAGGCGGCCGGTATCGATGGTACGCAACCGCTCCATGCGCTCTCTCCAATAGTCGCCCATGGCGTTAGTCCAGCCTCGCTCATATCTGAGGAGGTCGTCTACTGCTGCGTCTGCCATAGGCTCTCATCATACTGTATGTCGATAGGTTCGTCAGATGTGACCATGAAATAGAGTCCTGTGACGCCATTCATGGACCACCTGCCCAGTTCGCTCGAATAGACCTGCGTGAGGTCCAGGAACTCCATCTGGCCATCGTATGCCTCACGGCTCTTGTCGTGGAGCATACGGCTGAGGAACTGGCGGAAGATATATCTGCAGATATTCATTTTCGCCTCTCGGTCTGCCATGTCATCGCGCCGGTACCCTGCCAGGATCCAAACCGTGTAGACGTTGCGGTCAAAGAAGCCCTCTCCGATGGAATGGGTGTTGCTGTCAACGGTGTCTGACACCATAATGAAGTTGGATGCCTTGCGGAACTGCTGCATGACTCCCTGAATGGAATCAGGTCCGGAGCACTCCGTTGCGACGAAATTATATTCTTTGCAGGTTCTGCACTCGGCAGCCAGCTGCTTGAAATATGCGATAGAATCGAAGATTTTCTCTGTCATGTGCTGTTATTTTAACTATTTTGCCTGTTGCGCTTCTTGAACTCCTCTGCCTCTCGTGCCTTGTTATCAAGCTCTGTGAGGGCAGCCCAGCAGTCGGTATTGTAGACAGCCTGCAGTTTGGTCACGTCACCATCGGTAAGTGCCCTGATTTGCGCCTGCATGGCTGGTAGGATGTCCTCACGCCGCAGTTCGCCACCCTCTTTCGCAGGTCTGAAGAAGTGAGGGAAGTTGGCGGCGAAATACTCCTTGACGCTCGAGAACCACATGAAGACCCCGAGGAGCTCATAAGGTTCGAAATTGGCGGTTTCATCGGCAGAACCATCTGCGGTTCTGTACATGAGATGCGCCATCTTCAGCAGGAATCTGTCCTCCTGCTTAAGCATGAACAGCTGGTAGTTCTTCTCGATATTGAGGTAATCGTAGAAGCTGATTTCGTGAAGCAGGCTGTTTACTGCCGTCAGCTGAACGTCACTTGCGACCTGTAGAGGCCGAAAGTCCGTAAAGGAGTCGATGAAATCGAAGTTTTTGAGCAGGGAGAGGATTTCTGCAGCGCTGATATACAGGACTCTCTCGCGCACTTTTCCAGTCTTAGTATCGCCATTTTCATCGCTTTCACCGCATTTAACGCTGCATTTCCACCCGGTTCGGGTGTACTTATGTACGGTAAGACCGCAGAACCTTGCGAGAAGGTAGCATTTGATAACGGTATGATCCTGGAACGTCGACATGATGCTAAGGACATAGCGCAACTGATCCTCTGAAAGTTCCTCCCACGATGACGGCGCCTTGAAATTGAACTCTTGTGTACCATCTTTATGCGTTGAAAACGAAGGCAGGTTTTGATTTTTCATTGTTGAACTCTTTGAAATGGTTAGCCTTATATGCCGATGAATTCGCATATAATGGGAATTTATCTAGGTTTCTGTCTAGGTACGATAGCAGACTTGCACGCTCGTTGGAGTATGCAGACAGCATGCCGTTGGCAAGCATTATCATGCAGCGCATCAGCATGAGGCGCACCTCGTTCTCTTCCCAATTACTTTTACGCTCGCATCTAACCTGTGACATGATGTCATCCATCTGCTCATCAGAAACAAGCTTGCGTATGGTGGCATCTGCCTCTTGCATGGCTGCCAACTTGGATGCCCACTCCTTGGATGTCATGCTGGTCTCTCCCGTGAGAAAACGGTAAGCGTCAAAGCTCCAAACTATCGTCTGTATGCCCTGCTTTGCCTGTAGGGTTTTTCCCCAACCCGGTACGTTGCAGAGAAGTGCCAGGACTGTCTGCTGTGATGAGATGAGGGCTACACGGCATTGCTCGATGAGCGCCTCGACTCTGGAGGAACTTGCCGGAGAGACTTCGTTGTTGGCCACAACGCCAAAGCCTGTAGGAGTGAGCACGAGGTCGAGGTGTCTTACTACGCTGAGGAAGGCATCGAGGCATACAGTCTTGATGACTGCTTTACGCAGCTCCTCGCTGTTGTTGTACCAGGGGTTCTCGCTGGTCTCCAGTGCCTCCTCGCTGGTCTCCAGCGCCTTCTCGCCTACCTCGCCCAGTATCTGCTTACTGATCCGCTGATAGGACTCCTTGAAATGCGGTTCCACCGACTCGAACACCTCAGAGTGCGAGCTTGTCGCTACGAGGATGCTCTGTTCGAAGTCATCCTTGCTGATTTGAATCTTCATTTTTGCCATTATTGTTTGAAACTATTGATGTCTGTTGGTCCTTATTTTTTTCTAGTGTCGTGAGTTCTATCATCGGCACGTCTACGGTCACTCCTCGGTCGGCATAGCCATTGTAGTGGGAGATGACGTGGTAAGGCTTGCACATGATGTCGTGGCAAGCCTTCTCGAGCGACTGCTTGAGTATGAAGAGCTCTCGCTTGTCTGAGCCGGAATTGTTCATCTGACTCTTGCCTGGTGTTGCTCCGATGAGGTTTGGATGCACGCCCAGCGAGAAGCAGAGGGCGTTGGATGCCTCGCTCATGTCGTCTGCCCAGTCTCCACCCTCCTTCTTGCTGCCCTCTGAGAGGTTGATGATGCGCACCATGCGCTGCTCCTTGCCGTTTGGGTCGAAGTAATAGCCCGTGATGAGCGCCTTGCCGGCATTCTCCGGTCCGCACACGAAGTTGATGATGTTGTCCTTCTCCTGCAGGATGCGCTCCTTGCGCTTATCCGGGTCGATGATGTCCTCGTTGTTGCAGAGTTCCTCCCAGTAGTCGCGGTGCACCTCTATCTGGATGCGTGGCGCAGAGGTGTTCTTGATCATGTAGCGCTTGCCGATGCCGATGAGACGATAGATGTCGTACCAGGCATCGTCGAAGATGCTGGCATAGTATGGTATCGGATAGTACTGCAGTCCGGGTGTCGGGATGCGTGAAATGATGGCAAACTTGCAGTCCTTGCCCATCTCAGGAGCCTTGCCCCTGATGCCGGTGTAGGGGTCCGGAGCCTTTCCCATGCGCGCCATGAGGTCGCCCAGCGGGTCGTAGAGGTCGAGCAGCGGGATGACTTCGGTGTGGACCGGCGACATGACGTTGCGGAAGTCGCCGAAGAAGACATGCTCTATGCGCCCCTTCTCATTGGGTACCTCCAGGCGGCAGTAGGAAACGTCCTTGTGGCGGATGTTGACTATCTTGGAGTGGTCACGGCTCAGGATGATGACCTCTACCGACCAGAAGAAGAACTTCATGTCTGTTGCCTGCTGCATGAAGACCTCGTGGATGGAGTTCTTCAGGCAGAAGTCGCGTATCTCGCTGTCGGTAGTGTCCTGCTTGGTCTCCCGGTCCATGAAGCGCACGCCCTGGCCGTAGCAGCACTGGACGTTGAAAGCCATAGCTCGCTGCGCCACCATGTTGCGGCGCAGCAACTGCTGCAGGGTGTATGGCATGTCGTTGTCATCGCCATAGTTCACATACTCGAAGAGCTTGCCGTCTGAAGTCTCCAAGATGCCCGTGGTGGCATCGCCCACCTCTCCGGAACCAAGAAAACTGGTATCCCTTCCGTACTGCTGCTCGATGGTGGTGGAGTCTGTAACCCTGCTTACGCCCTCTGCCACGAGAGCGTAGCGACTGTAGGAACCGCTGGTTCCTACTTGCTGAAGCTGATATTTTTTCTGTTTCATGTCATAAATATACTGGTAAGCCCAGGAACTGGTGAATGTAGATGTCCGGAACGGTGCGAACCTCGGCATTTGCCGGATTGACGAGGCGGTGGAATCCGCCACGCCAGCTGCTGCCCCTGACCAGCCATCCTGTATAGTCGACGGTCTTGCCGTCTGATGTCCACGCCTTCAAATTGATTGTAGAGCGGTCTCGCTCTGCCTTGGCCAGGAGGCGCAGCACCTCTGTGAGGTGGTAAGCCGTGCGTCTCATCAGTTGAAGGTGTTATCAAAGGTGTTGTCGAAGATACGGCCGGCACGCTGCAGGTCAAGCACGTTGTGCTGGCGCTGGGCGTAGGTGTAGCTGAAGGTGAAGCGTGGCACGCTGTCGCGCAGGTTGTCGCGCTTGGACTTTGAGTCAGAGAGGGTGACACGCTTGCCCACCTTGGCAACGCCGCCGATGAAGTTGACCAGATAGACCTCGTCTGAGCGGAAGAGATCATCTGCCCAGTTTGCCATGTCTGTGCCCAGATAGCCAGTATCGGCGTTGAATGTGCGCTGCTCTGTGATGCGGTAGTTTACCCTAATGCCGCCCATGTAGGCTGCATCGCGGGTGTACTGCGGGTCTACTTCGTGCTTGCCTGTGCAGTAGATGAGCTCCTGGCAGCCGAAACTGTTGGTGAAGAGCAGAGTAGGCGCCACATCTCGCTCCTCGCTGTCTATGATGAAGGTCATGGAGCGTGAGCCTGCCTCTACCACGTAGTAGAGAAGGTCTGTGCCCTCGGTCTCGAATCGAGACGGAGAGACGTCGATGGTGGTGTAGAGGTCGTTGCCGCCGGTGGCTGGTGCGGTAAACATTTTTGTGGTTTTGTCCGCATAGTGGGCGGTGACTTCTGCTGTTTCCTTGCCCATGTAGTGGAGATATTCAAGTCGCCCCATGTAGGTGGTCTTGTGCCCCTCGAGCAGGGTAAGGAAGTGGGTGGTGAGGAATGTAGAGCAGTCCACGCCCACGATGTCTACGGTAGAATAGTAGACCTGCAGGTTGGCTGTCTGTGTATCGGTGACTGTTGCCGAGTCGGTGTCTCCGGAGTCCGGAACCTGTTGCTCGGCGATGTTGATGGTGGCTGTGACTGCCAGCCTCCGGCGTGCATAAGGACGGAAGATGTCGGCAAGGTCGATCACTCTGACCTCTCCATCGGCAGGATAGAGATACTCATCGTAGATGATATCATCACCTATCTTGATGGTGACGAGCAGGCGGGTCTTGGCCGTGAGAATATCGATGTCGGGGATGTTCTCAAGGAAGCAACTGCCCGACGGAAGTGATGTGATGGTCATATATTATCTTTTTTGATGCAAAGATAATATGGAGAGGATAAAAATAAAAATACGGCTGACTACCCTCACGAGCGGTCAGCCGTATCAAAGCTTTTCAGAACTTTGTAAAATTTTTCGTGCTGCAAAGGTACGAAAAATTATTCATAACACATGGTAGTACAATAAAATATATGAGTTTTTAACTTAAACCAGGCTGTCTGGCCTGACAACTCTCTCCCACACAGCCCATGCCACAGTTCCGTCTGGCTGCGTGGCTACATAGTAGCCATGCTCCTGCATATACTGGTTGATGGTTTCTATACTGACACCGCCCATGTCATCAAGTTCCGTGGCGATGTCCTGGGTTGTCTTGAAGCTCTTCTTGTAATCAAGACCGGTTTCTTCATCCTTCACAGGGAGGCAGCTGCGGAAGTGGAAGTAAGCGTCGAGCAGGTCCCGCTCAAACTGCTCGCTGTTGAAATAATCTGTATTTCTTGTCATAATATTCTTTTTTTAAAGGGTGAAACTTAAATATCGTCTCCAGGGTGCAGGCGGTTCAATGCCGTCTCATAGAGGTCAACCCAGTAGCCCAGACGGGATGCCCAAAGGTCGTATTTGGTCTGAAGTCTGGTAACACGGATCTCCTCTCGCTCCAGTTCTCTGAGGTATCTGCCGACAATGCGGTGGCAGTCCAGATCATTACAGTATCTTGACTGAATCTTGGCGTACTCCACGAGCTTGTATAGCTCCTTACGCTTGATATCAAGCTCCCACCAGCGTCTTTCGAGCGCAGCGCGAATGCGACGGCGGCGGAAATATAGCAAGAGAACGTCTCTCTTGACTTTCTTCTTATTTCTTTTCATGCCTAATCGTTGTTGATGGTTTTCCACTTGGCCAAAGTCATATTGAATGGCTCAACCTCTTTAGCTCCATATCGAAGAGCATAGTAGCGATGATCATACCATCGGATAATAGTCTGCTTGTGTGACGCATCATCGATGAAAACAACAGAACCCATTGTATTGTTTTTTCTCTGAAATTTGATTTCCACCTTATGGGCGTTCATCTGCCTGCCTTCAAGAGCGAAGAACTTGCACATGACGATATCCTTGGCTGTCAGCTTTGCTGTGCATCTTCTGCGGTTTCTACTTTTCTTCATCATGCTACCTCCCCTCCGAAAATGAAACCACCAATCATGACCATCGCCATCACAGCTGCAAAACCAACCATGGTGAGCACAACTTCTCCATAGGTCACGGTCTCCCCGCAGAGACAGCTGAAGGTCTCGCTCTTGGTCTTGGCGAGCTTCTTGATTTCACACTTGAGGGCATTGATACCCTCCTCAACGCTGATGCCTGCAGGTCTCACCTGCGCATCACTTAATAAAATAGAATTCTGCATATTGCATCGTCTTTTAAGCATAAGCAGCCGATTGTACAAAAGGGTGGCGGCTGCATTCCCCGTTGCTTAAAAGACGATGACTTATCCGGAAGGACTAATCAAATCTTACGGTTCATGCAGCCGCCATGTATTGGGCATATCTATTTTCCCAGTTGGAAAAAATTATTTCCCCAGTTAGAAAAAAAGATTTTCCTAGGCATAAAAAAAGCCTGCGGCTAAAAGCCATAGGCGAAACGGTCGCCCTGCCGGATAGTTTACTATCGTCTTTTAAGCGTTGGCAAAAGTACGAAGAATAATTGGAACCGCCAAAAAAAAAGCGAGAAATTTTAGAAGAATCTGCAGGTAATATGTTTTAGAGCATAAAATCGGGGTGAAATTGGGAATTATGAGGAATAAAAAAGCCCCCGATGCGTCACGCACGGAGGGCTCAGAGATCTTTACTAAAATTCCTACATAATTATATGAAAACTGTCAGCGAACTAAATCACGGCAGTCTGCATTTCTTGTGAAATCTGACGCAGACAGTCCAAAATCTGCTGCTTGCGCTTCTGGCTAGGTTCATGCTTACCCATAGCATACTGGCGCATAAGTGATGCATTGACACCCGCCTTTTTCGCCACTCCGCTCATATTGAGGTATGAGTAATAATCGAAGAACGAACCGATGTCAAACCGGAACACGAACTCCAGCTCAGGCATCTGCTTGCCCTCCTCTTCAAGAAGCTCCTTGATTTCCTTCTGCGCCACATACATATCCTCAATAGCTTGCCTGGCGGTGTTACCATACCCCGCAAGTGCAAAGTCTGGAAGTTCTTCAACCATGAAGCAAGAGAAGTTCTTCTCCTGCTTGCCTTTCTCTACCTGTATCGTTACTTTTGTTGCCATACTTTTAAACCAATTAAAAAGAGACCTTAAAACCAACCGCTCCATCCATTTCAACGAACTTGGTCAACTAGAGAAAAATTGCCGGGCTTAAAGCCCGAGCAATCTTTCTAGAATACTGTCGTAAGTCTTTTTAGGGACTTCCCGACTGCCGTGTCGTGGAACCGGACATTTGAGTCCTGTAATAGGACTATACCAAACGTCGTGATTTCCACCATGCCGAACAACGAAGCATCCCGCTCGGTTCAGCTGTCTAACTAGTTGACTAGTTTTCATCTTATGTAAGGAATTTAATTAATTAAAAGATCTCTTTGTCTGAAAGACGATGCAAAGATAACAAAAAAGTTATGTTCTACCAAATAAAAAGATAACTTTTTTGTTATATCTAGTAAGATTTAACATTTGGGGAAGAAAATCTAGGGTTTGAGGAATAAAAAGGAATGAAGTGGAAAGAAAAGGAATGAAAACGGAATGATTTCCCCGATATTCTCCATTTTTTCTCCGATATTCTCCATTTTTCTCCGAAAATGACCGCAAAAACGACCGAAAACGACCGAAAACAACCGCGAAAACGGGTCATCCGGCAAGAGGTTGAGGAATGAAATGGAAAGAAATGGAATAAAAAGGAATGATTTTCCACGCATTTTCCGTGAAAATTCCACAAAATTCCATGAAATTCTCCGTATTTCTCTGTTTTTCCACGGTTATTCAATAAAATTCCGTATATTTGCAACGGTTTTAGTAAATAATATATATTAAGGTATGGAAAGAAAAGAATATATGAACTTGGAGAAGCGCATAAGGCTTCTCCAAATAACGGTTATTTGCCAAGGATTGGCAATATTATTTCTCGCATGTCGTGCGATATTAGGAGAGCTATAGCTCCTATCAGCATGGAGATAAAGCCTACAATAAAACTCCACAAGGTAATTTTATTGTTCATCTTACTCTCCTGCTCTTTTTTCCTCTCCTTAGACTTTCGCACTTTCTCCACGAGTGTATCCCCATATTCCATGTATCCTTCTGCGCTTTCCAGCATCATTCTGTCGTAATTCTGCATGTACTTCACACCCTTGTCCAGTATATGCCACATGCCTTCAGACTCTTCGATGTAGCCCTCGTTGGCCAATGGTGGAAGGAAGAACCTCAAATCAACATCATCAAGCTGGTTGTCAACCAGCGAGCCCCAGAGCTGCGCACGTGACTTGTCACCCTTGATGAGCTCACGGAGAACCAGGCGAGCCTGCCTGCAGGTCTCAATATCTTGTAATAATATCATTTATCAATATCAAATATATGTGAATAATAAGAAGTCCCCGGCAC